CTACTCCCCCTGTTGTTAGCGAAGCCGGAGTTATGCGGCCCGCTTGTTGGTGGTATACCACTCGACAGAGTAGTAGCGTTCGACCTTGAGGCGCGGCGTGTTCAGCGGAGTGCCGTCACGCTGCATGGTTTCGTGAGACAGGTTCACGACCACCTCGTTGCCGGGCAGGATGTCGAGGGCGTCGCGGATGCTATTGCCCACGGTCTCCGGCGTGATGCGAGACAGACGGTCTTGCACGTAGGACAGGGTCTTGTCGGTGACCCACTGCGTGTCACGGAGGCGGCACTTGGAAAGGTCCACGCCCGACATGTCTTCGGAGTGCATCGGCTCCATGACAGTGAACTCAAGCTCGATGCCCTGCGTACCGCTGTTGGCCTTCACGATCTTGGCGCTGCGAACAGCCACCAGATAGTCGCCTGCCGGGGCCTGGCGGAAAGCCGGACGATCCGAAGCGGTGTTGCTGATAACGGTATCAAAAAGGTCAGCCATTGGCTGGGTTCTCCATAAGGGTTGCGTTCACATAGGAACAGGATGGCGTATACATCCGGGCCACCACCCTGTCAAGTCTTTAGCCCAGATATTTTGTAGCAACCATGACGCGCTGTTTGCGACCCGAATTACCAGGGCGCCGCACGCCAGTGTCTGCTATAAAGTTCTTGTCAAGCAATGCTCTGTAGCGAGCAGTGATGCTTGAGTATGCAAAGTCAGGAAAGTTGGCGCGCACTTCATCTGAAATGCAGCCTGTTGTTCCTGTCGACAAAATGAAATCGTAGACCATGCCTTCAAGGCGAGTGGTATCGACAGCTTCGGCAGCCTCGAAGGAAGTGTCCGTGCCATCATGACGTACCAGCTTGAAAGCATCCGTCCCAAAATTTTCAGCGCGCATGATCATACTCCTTGGGCGTCGAGGAAGTCGGCAGCTTCGACTAGCTTCTTGGCTAGGTCGCGTAGTTGGTCGGCGTTGAAGTAGATGCAAGGCTCTGCGCTTACTGTGACCATCTCGATCTCCACCGACAAGGTATTCGTAAATTTGGATATCTCTCTATAGGGCACTGGCTTGATCCAGTTTAGGTGGAGGAGGTCGCCGTCGATGTCTTTGAAGGCTATGGGTTCCATGTCACTTGCTCCCTGTGAGGCGATCCATCATCGAGGCGAGGTCGAAGGGTTCGACTGCTTTGATGAGGTTGGGCGCAGAGGTGCGAAGCGAAGCCTTGTCAGTGGCTGCCGTCTTGAAGGAGCGGTTGCCAGCACGGTCCACTTCGAGGTGCCAGATGTCCGAGAAGTAGGTCTGCATCTTCTTGGAGAACTTGACGCCTACGCCGACGGGCACGTCACGGGCCTTGCCAATGATCTTGCCTTGGTCGTCGGTGTCGCCCGTCTGCATGATGTGTGTCAGCACAATCACGGACGCGCCCATCTTAGGCCCGGTCAGGTGATCGAGGATGGCGCCGTAGTATTTGCCTGCCACGTTGTAGAGGGAACGCCCATCACGCTTGGCTTCGGGGTCCTCCTGTGCAGCAAGCAGCAGCAGTTCGCCAAGGAAGGTGCCGCTGTCGATGACGACCACATCCTTCGAGGTCCATGTAGTACAGGCCCCGAGGTCCTCGCTGCCCACCACCTTCCAGTGTTCAAGCATCTTGCAGAAGCGCCGCATCTCGTCGAGCGCCTGCTTGGTTGCTTGGCCGGACGCGCCTGTGAACAGGTTGGTGCCCGTGATCTTGGCGGCAGCGTAGGTGCTGACGTAAACGTCGGCTGCGTTGTCGCGCAGATATGATCCAATGACGCGCGTGTTGGCGTCGAAGTCGTGGATCATGAGGCGGTAGCCTGCGTTGGCAAGCTGTGCCAGTGATCCGGTCTTGCCGGAGGCTGCTTCCCCACAAAGCAAGATGCGGGGAGGCGGCGTGGTTTCGTTAAACTTTGGCATCGAAAAGAGACTCCGTTGTCGATTGAATTTGCGTTCTGTTGCGAGGATCGGCTTGCCACTGGGAACACCAGCGGGATACCGGACACCAGTTCTGGCAGCGGACTGCCTCGCCGGGTCGGTACTCAACATACATCGCAGCCGAGGACGATGCAAGTTCTTCTGCTTCTTGAGCCGTATCAAATAGACGGACAGCCTTCTGTGCGCCGCGCTTCATGACCGCGTACTTGGAGGGCTTGACCCAGCGGTCAGCGTCGGAGCATGGCGCAGGCTCAGGTGCTTGGTGCAAATGCAGCCGTTCTGCTATGAAGTGATCTGCGTAGGCTTCGCCCCAAAGCGGAATGTCTAGGCGCACCACTTGGGCTTGCGGGTAGCCAGACGTACGGCTCGCTTCGTTCTTGGACCAATCGCGCAGGATGGCAATGATGGCGATGGCGTCAATGGACAAACCGACCTCGCGCTGAAGCAGCCTTCTGTAAATGTTAGTCTGTTGCACCCATTCAGGAGCGGGGATGTTGTCGCGTACCTTCCACACTGACGTTACCTTGAAGTCATAGAGGGTGCCTTCGTCGAGGGCAACGTGATCGGCTTGGCCTTTCAGTTTCCAGCCGCAGTATTCGGCCATGACTGTGATCTCGCTTACGGAGGCTAGGCTTTGGAGGCCAGCCCGCTCGATGATGTGGTGGGTGGATTGCCCTAGTAGGGACCACATCCTATCCGATACATCTTCTTCGATCTCGGCACCATGCTTGAGGCGCAGCGCCCTTAGCTGGGGTGGCGACAGCAGTTCGGTTACGGATATGTCAGCGTTGCCCTTAGTGTAGGAGTCATTGCTGACAGCGCGCACCATGACATCGGGCAAGCGCAGGCGGTTCGTTAGTTTCATAGCTGGGTGTCCAGTATGTTAGCTGCCACGGAAGCAGCGGGTTTCTTTTTGCGTGAAGTGGCATTTGTTTTCTTTAGCTTGGCCGCAGCTTCGGTTACGGCGGCATCGTCGGCACGGGCCTTGCGGTTACGCATATTGATGGCGCGCAGTTCCTCGATAGCCCTGTCTAGAACGGCAAGCGTCATGGCTTCGGGATCACGGGCAAATACTTGGGCACGTGTCAGCTTCTCTAAAGGAGAAGGGCTGCTCCCAGTAGTAGCATCAGGTGTACTAGACGCATTAGACATATCCATATCTCCGGTTAGGGTCATGAGAAGGGGAGAGCCGAAGCCCTCCCCCGCTTGTAGCTTAGTCGTCATCGCCTTCGCGAAAGACCTCGCCCCAGAAGTAGCTATTCTCTTCTGAGTCATAGATAGGCGAATCGTCTTGGTAATAGGCCCGGTCCCTGAAAATGTCGGCAGCATCGGGAATCTCGAAGGCTACCGTGTACCTGCTGCACCGCAGCTTTTGATTACCATAGTCAGAGGGCACGGATACCACATCAGAGGGACGAATCTTGACTGCAACCAGCTTATCGCCCTCTGACATGAAGTTCTTAGCGTACTCATAGGCGGCAGCATGGAAGCCATAGCTACAGGTCGTGCTGCGATCATCGTTGACGTCATGGCGCGGCATCTCAAGGGTAACGCCCGGCGAGTTGTCGAACTTGCCAGTGTGCTTGTCCTTGAAGCTGCTGGTCACTGCCTTGTAAGCAAGGAAGCAACCGTCCTCAGTGATAGGAAGATTGGCCGCTTCCAAGAACAAGTACAATTCGTTGCGGCTAGTCATCGAGGGATTGGACATAAGGTTGTCGAGGAACAAGCAGTAATGATCGACGGGCAAGCCCTCGTTAAAGAACTGATGCAGCTTGTTGGCAAGGTAGCCAGCAAGCGGGGCGCCGAGGAAGGTAACGCCTTCTTCGTTGACCGAGACACGACCCTTGCTGATGGTGTTCAGGTAGGTCTTGACGCTTGCCATCTCGACGGCAGCATCGAAGTCTCGTGCCTTAATGGCTTCGACGACTGCCTTGAAGTTGACATGGGAAGAGTCAATGAGGACCGGGCCTTGGCCAGCCGGGAACAAAGACACTGAGTTAGAGGTGATGATGTAAGGGATCATAGGTGTTTCTCCTAGGTTTGGGTTGTTAGACGGAAAGATACCTGAAAATCTCGGCTTCAGATGCCGAGTTCCAAGTCACATACTGAAGCAAAGGACGGGCTTTGTAAATAGCCTCCCACGCTTCCGCATAGTTTTTGATCAGAGCTTTAAGCTCAGATGCGAGCGACGCTGCAACATCTTCACCAAGGGTGGACGCTACTAGGTCAAGTTCTAACTCCATATTGTTGAAGTAGGCGTCACGCATGGTGGTTTTGTAAGGCTGCAACACATTGAGCAGCTTACCTATTTCAGGGATGAGCGGCTTAGGCAAGTGCTGATAGACGTTGAATAGTTTGTTGTAGTTGCACCGTTCACCAGCCCTGAAAGCCAATTCCCCTGCCTTGTACATAAGCAGATGGTGCTTGAGCGTAGGAATACTTACCTCGCTTTTGAGGTAATCGGTAGTCACGAAGGTCCAGCCCTGAGCTTGCATTTGCTTGACCAGCTTGGGCGAGTTTTTGATTTTGGAATCAGACATTCCAAGGTAACGATGCGAAGGTTGCAAGATGCCTTGCCGCAAGGCCCGCCTATAGAAGGCGACTGCGGGCGAACTGCTCATGTTGCCTTGAGAGAAGGGTATGACGATGCCGCCACCCGACAAGACTATATCGTTCACAATACGGCTATCCGTTTCCAGTATAGGCAGGCCCGAGTGCGTCTTAGTTAGCTTGACCAGATAGCCTTGCGTAGTGATCTTAGCGGCAGAAGATTTGGCTACCTTGGGCGGGTCTTCTAAGTCAGCAATGTCAATGGGTTCAGGCCAGCCCTTGGTTGCCAACACCTGCTTGAGTTCATCGAAGGAGATGCCATCGACAAGCACGATACGACGATACACCCGGCTATTGCTTGGATCAGTGTAGTTGTAGATGATCTTGCGCGGAACCGAAGGAGTTATTTTATCGCCAGCCCATACCACATAGGTATCTTCATCGGCGAAAGTGTGTGTCAGAATTACCGTGCCTGCGGCATGGTTGGAACGCTGGAAGTTTTTCCAGTGGGACTTTTTGACCATCTCGACAACGCGCAGCGGAGCAGCGAAGTCGTTCTTGGTATCAAGATCAGCTTGGCGAAGAATAGAATGGCCCTGCCACTTGAGTTTGCCAGTACGTGCCATGTCTTGCATTAGCTGAGAAACCACAGTGGTACGACAATCATAAACGAAGCGCCGTGCCTCTAGCAAGGTAGCCTTGTCGGCAAGTTCCTGCCTAGTCTTGTCGACGACTTCACGAGCAATGTCGACAGCCTTCTTAGCTAGGACTGCCGAAGTGTTGTTGTCATAGGAAAGCATCTCGCGGCTAGGGCTGATGCTCAAGGAACCAACAGGCATATTCAAGAATATACCATTCGAGAAGAGGGACACGACCTCTTGCGGCAAGCCCTTGATAGCAGAAGCCTGAAGCGTATAGGTAACTAAGCCCATCATTACTCGTGCGCCGCCAGAATAAGTGACAGCCCAGTCAGGCATCCCGTTAGTTTCAGAAGTAGAACGAACCTGCACGTTGTCAGGTGCCAAGGTCCCCTTCATGGCGGAAAGGCTGGCTGCTGTGCTGCCAGTGAAGGTAGGAAGTTGGGGCCACCAGCAAAAGAAGTTACGCGCCTCACGTTCCCAGTAGGGAATGTCACCGTTCTTGGCAGTAACGCTAACGGATAGTCCTGTCTCGGTGCCGCAAGGCTCAGTCGAGATTACGTTGACGCGCGGCAAGCCGTCCTGCTTGTAGCATACATAGGTAGTCTTGGCGCCGCCATGCCACGAGGTGACGGTGAACTGATCGGCTACTGAGAAGGGCGACTTAGAGCCTAGGCCAAAGCCCCCAATCAGATCGTTGCTCGCGTCCTTGGTGGAGCGGAAGTAGGTTGTATAAAGGGACAGCACATCCTCATTGGAAAGACCGGGACCGAAGTCCCGCACCCTGAATGTAGGTTCGGCCCAGCTAGGAATGTGGACCTCGATTTCGGAGAGCGGAAGCCCAGCTATTGTATGGGCATCGGCTGCATTGCAAGTTATCTCGCGGATAACAGCAAGAATCTTGTTCTGGTATAGGTTGCTGGACAGCACCTCGAAAGCCTTGGCAGAAGCGGCAATCGTGAAGGAGTTGCCAGCACCTAGGCTGCCAGAGTCAATGACGTCGCGATCTTGTGTGAGCAACATGGCTCAAGCTCCCTTTCTGTGACGTTGAATCCAAACATTAGCGTGACCTACGGAAGAAGCCACGTGAACGACTTGCCAAGCATGAGCGCGCCAGCCTCCTGTGCTTCGGAGAAAGGCATCGGCAGCATCCGGGTTGCTGTCTAGGTAATCGTCGGGCCAAGGCAAGAGCGTCCAGACATTGACCAGACCATCGCAACGAACGGAAGTTTCGTACTGCCTGAAATACTTAGACATTGTGATTGTCTCCAAGAAAAGCAGATTGGGGGGACTTGCGAAGTGGACCCTTAGCTTTGAGGCCCACGATGCAAGGGTTCGGATCGAGAAAGCGGAGATCGTCGGCATCACCGTCGATAACTGGATAGCCAAGCCAAGTCGTGGGCAGCCCATTTAGGAAGGGAACTGCTACGTTCATGCCATTGGCAAGCGCCTTGCGGCAATCGTTAAGGTTGTTACCCGAGAAGCTGAACGTCAGCTTGTAGTTAGGGGGCAGACCCTTGCGATTAGGAATCTTGGTGTAGTCATAGAAGCCTAGCATAGGCCAGCGTTGGGGTATGCCGTGCCGCTCCCATCTTATGTCGGACAGGATGTTAAGGCGCAGCACCGCTTCCATGTCTAGGGCTTGGGCGTTACGATGGAACTGATAGATGTCAGAATTGAGAAGGTCGAAGAAGGCAGGGCGATCCTCAAAATACATGAGGGTGCGCCTAAGCCGAGCATCCTTGACCTTTTGCATAGCACCGCGCCCCGCAAAGTAGAGGCAAGCTACGCTACATTCGGTGCTATGATTAGCGCAGGTATTGTGACCAGATTCCCAAGCAGGAGCAAGAGAAAGGCCCGCCGTAGCGAAGCCCCTCTCCATGCCCTTGACAATCTTAGGATTACCTACCGTCAGCATACTCACATTGCGAGAAAGCTGATAGATAAGCTGGGTTGTGTTCACTTGAGGATTCCTATGAAGCGAGCGCGTTCGTACAGGGCGAGGAGGTCATGATGGAACGCCTCTAGTTGATCGTTGTCGTAGTGCTTGGCCCATTCCTCGCTAGTGGAAGGTAGCCCCTCGCCTAGCCTATCGAAATCGGTATTGATCATTTCGCCTACAGTAGCGGCACCCTCCATAGCTTCTTCAATGTCCCACCTAGCCTTGGGCCAATTGACATACTCGGGTTCAAAGATTTGTGGCATGACTTTCCTCCTACAGTTGACCTATGTATTTGACGACCGGGTTGCGGCAGCCAGCTTGGGCATAGGCTTCGGCAGCTTCTATGGTATCGTGATAGTTAGCCAGCGCAGGGTTAGTGAGCCAGAAGGGAAACCACCAACGCCATACTTGCACATGATACCAAGTCTTGTAGCGGACAATCCTATAGTAAGGCTTCATTACCAAATCCTCCAGAGTTTGCGGCCCCACCGTAGGTAGAGCCAGCCAAGAGCGCCCCGCTTAAAGCGGGGAACCCAGAAGAACGGACGGGGTTGCATATTAGCGCAACCGATAGATACGAATACCAGACACGCCGCTTTCGACCACCTGCCGCACGCTAATGATAACGTGGGTGCCCTTGTCACGAAGGGAATAGCCCGCATCATGAGCAGCATAACGCGCACGGATCGAGTGGGGATGTGGCACAAACAACGCTTGCCCTACCGGAATCTGAGGGATAGAGTGCATGAGGTAGGCGCTGAACGACTTGTGACCGCCGTAAGGGATAGGGGCGCCCTTAGATGCCTTGACAGTCTTGACTTCTGCGACAGTAGCAGGAGCCGAAGTAGGCATGGCTTCCTTGGTTTCGATGTGCTGGACAATGGCGGGAGCAGCCTTTTGCTTACGCTCGGCAGTCTTAGCCAGCTTCTTGATGCCGTCCAGCGGGACGTCCATCTTGAAGGAACCGAAGGAAATGGAAAGGATGTTGTTGGTCATGGTTGCTATTTCCTGAATAGCGTTGATGTAGACAGCGGATGCTGCCAGAACCAGCCATCATGACTAGCTCTGGAAGCACCCCACCTCAAGGCAGGGTGTCCTAATTAGGCAGCCTCCTCGGCAAGGTCATAGTAAGGATATACCCCCTTACCACGGGTTTGAAGGGATGCCAAGGCGCGATCAGCTACCGCCCTAGCTTCCCAAATGGACGCAACCACGATGGGCTGCTGCTGCTCGATCATGTTACCCCACTTATTAGCGAGGTAGAAGGACGCGATGAACCGCTTCATGGCTTAGGCTCCTTGTTTGTCTAGGAAGTCAGCAGCTTCGACTAGCTTCTTGGCTAGGTCGCGTAGCTGTTCGGCGTTAAAGTAGATGCAAGGCTCTGCGCTTACTGTGACCATTTCGATCTCCACCGACAAGGTATTCGTAAATTTGGATGTCTCTCTGTAGGGCACAGGCTTGATCCAGTTTAGGTGGAGGAGGTCGCCGTCGATGTCTTTGAAGGCTATGGGTTCCATGGGTTAGGCTCCCTTGGAGGCGGTTTTGAGGGCTTCACGGACTCGCTTAGCTATGTCACCACGCCAATGAGTCATATTGTTTAGGATGTAAAGGGCCTGGACCCGCTGTTCATGGGGGTCGGAGACTAGGAGACCATGCTTAGCATAGGCGATGGCATAGTTAAGGGACCTGACACCCTGATGGGCTACAATGGAACGGCAGGCTTCGTGGAAGGTCATGGCTTATACCTCGAAGGCATGGTTAAGGTTGCAGATTTCGGCTGTTCTGATTGCTAGACGAATGAACTCATCTTGGAAGGTTACGCCCTGATGTTTTGCTAGGTAGGCGTCGTCGTGAGCGCTCTGAAGATATTTAAGGATATCTGAGTGGGTAGCTAAGGACGGCTTGAGACGTTCTTCTTTCTCTAGGAGGTCTTGTACGTCAGCGCCTTCTAGGGATTCGGAATACCAAGCGCCGGGAATGACATGGCCAACGGCACACTTGGTTCCGCCTACGCCTCGATAGACGCACTCGTAAGTGTTATATCCATCGGGGGCATAGTATTCGATGACAGAGGCACAGCCCTGTTCGAGGACCTTGCTGGTGATGAAGTCGAATAGTTCTTGGGCGGCGATGGGCTGGCCAGCCTTGATACGGGATAGGACAGTCATAGGTCAGCACTCCTGCTAACTAGAACAGTCAGGCACTATTGCACGGCTGCTCTAGGTAACAGGGAATAGGCCCGCAGTCATAGACTACAGGTTCTTCCCTATCTGATTGGCTAAATTAGCTCTGTTATTGGGTTGTTGCCAAGATGTCTCGACGGCTGGTCTAGGTGCTGTCAACACCTATATAACCACGCTTTGCCCCAGAGCGTTCTAGACGATGGGCCACCGCAAAGATAATCTTATATTCACCACTCGATCTGGCCGGATCGGGGCGACGGCAGGAACCATAGCCGGGTTCGCCGAGGATGTCAAGCGAAAAATTTTCGGCAGCAATTTCAACGGCTTGCGGGGCGATCCTCGTGTGGTTTGTGAATTTGCCGAGCCGCAATGATTGCGAAGTGGAAAGCGGGGATTGTGTATATAATAGTTGTAGCTTGTATTCCTAACTAGATTGTTTTAAAATAGCCTTTCATTGAAGCTTTAGACTTCCACCTAAATACTTTACAAGAGACAATCTATTTAGTCCCTGCGCGCAACTATCTAATGATATCAATGACTTACGGGCGCGGGTGAGTGAGTGAGGAGGGTGAGGGACATTCTTTTAGTTTTTAGAAGAAGAAGATATATAATAGTAGAAGTTTCCTGATTTGACGCTCACCTCTCTCACCTCAATGATTTCAATGACTTAGGGGTGCGGCACCCTCACCTTCCCTCACCTAGTCTAGGCGTGCGCGTGCGATACGTTCTGTTCTGTTCACGCGTGCGCGTTCTGTTCTGTTCTGTTAGGCGTGCGCGTGGGCGCGCGTGCGGCTAGGTGTGGGTGGGCGCGTGCGTGCGTGCGGGCAGGGGTGGGCAGGGGCGTGTGGGCGCCCTAGGGCATGATCCCAAAAAGATTTGTAACAAATTGTAACAGCCAATGATTTCAAGGGGTTAGGGGGGCTTGACAGCCCCAAGGCCGTGGGATATTTAAGAGGGGCCAAGGCGATAAGCGCTAAGGCGGGTTCCGGCCCTACCGGGGGTGCAAACCAAGGGATAAGCACCATGTCTATTAAAATCCATACTCACACTGCTGAGAGCGGTAAACAGTTTCGTAAATTGCTGATGGCGGAAGTGTTTGAAGCGCTTGGGATGCCTGAGCAGGCTGAAGCGGGTTGTGGCTTGTCTAAGGATGGCAAGAGCCTGATGCTTTGGGAGCCCCGCGCTTCTAAGCAGAAGGAGGAACCGCACGTTGCTAAGGAGATGCAAGTGGCGATCACTGCGTGGGTGGAGCATATTAGGGCAGGGAAGGGCAAGCTTGCCGATATCCAAGACAATACGCTGCGCAATGCAGTAGCTCGTCTCTTGAAGCCTGCGCCTATCCAAATGCCGCCAGTATCTGAGACAATCCAGATGCCACCTAAGAGCCAAGTAAACGAACAAGGCCCGGTAGGCGTGACTATCACGCGCAACATGAAGCGCGGGAACAAGATGCAGAAAGCAGGCTAATTAATTAGGAGCCAAGCCCCTAGGTGGAAACGCCTAGGGGTTTTTTCCTGCCCTGCGATAGGAAGATTTTCCTAGCTGCCTAGCGCCAGACGCGGGGGGTAGGGGTGGCGGGGGAGGCAAAATCAGGGGGCGTAGGGTCTGTGTCAGGTATGCCCCTACCAAAATCGCGCGTATTTTTAGACTTGCCTCATTTTTGACACAATTCCCCTACCCATCAAGTTCCCCATTGTACCTCCTCCACTTTTGCCTCTAATTCCCCAACTCGGGCAGCCAGCTTCTGGATAATAAGCTTAGCCATTTGCAGCCTCATAGCCAATTTGTCGCCGTACAGCGTACCCAAGGATGACGCAAAATACCGTTCAATATCCTCGTCACTCTCCTTAAGGAAATCTACCCAATCAACCATCTCATATCTCCTTCTCCGCACACCCTACCCAAAAGCTCGCCGCACGTCAATAGCATTTTGGTGGCAAATCTGAAAAGCCCGCCGCCCCCGGCGCGGTGAGGGTTCCATTTGTAAAGCTTCACTCGCTTCTCACCGCTTAAGTTGTTGATATTAAAGGCGAAAGCCCCTCCAGTGAGAAGGTGAGAATGGTGAGCGCCTATCTTTTATATAAGGGAAGTAAGAGATATAATAATATATAAAACTTTCCCGGATTGGACGCTCACTCACTCACTCGTGGTTTTGGCGCAGCTAAGTATTTGATTTCATTGGAAAGTTGGGCGCGGGGTGCGGTGAGGAAGCTTTTGGAGCGCAGGGGCTTCTCACCCATTTCAGCACATCTAGTGCGATGCGCGCACTTTCGGCAGGGTAGACTCCGTTATAGCATATGTCAAGATGGAAATCAAGCCCTCTCCTCCCGAGGGGTCCCGCGCAAAGCGCCCCACCAATATGTCGGTACTTATGCACATTTGCCGACATGTTGACATCCATATGTCGATTGGCTATACATGTCCTCCCACCAACAGAGGAGAGGGTCGTGGAACTACATAGCGCAGATCGCTTTGATCTGGAACAGGCCATCATGCAGTGCTGGGGCGTCGTCGACGACCTCAAGTCCTTCGTGGCTCAGGACGCTGCCGCCGAGGACTATACCGCCCTGGCTCGCGTTTACCAGAAGCACTTCGAGTACCTGATGGCTATCTTCGAGAAGATGCTGGAGGAACGCAAGCTGTGACGGAGGACACCATGGAACTGACCCACCAAGACTTGGTCGAGGCGCTGGACCGCATAATCCAACAGCTAGAAATCTTTGACGATTCGGCTATCGTGAAGTCCTTGAACTTGGGTATGTTCGATCCCGAGGAGCTAGCCAAAGTGCTGCTTACATACAAGAGCAAGATTGTCGTGGACGCCCACCGCAAAGGAATCCTCGAATGGAAGTAACCTATCTGGGCCACTACGGCACCGACCTGACGGTTGTGAATGCGGCCCGTGTGTCCTTCGGCAAGCGCACCCAGGACTTCCGGCCCGGCAAGGACGACCGCCTGCTGGCCTTTCTGGCACGCCACAAGCACGAGTTGCCGTTCGCTCACCCCCACGTCAGCTTCCACTTCAAAGCCCCCATCTTTGTGGCACGGCAACTGGCCAAGCACCAAGTGGGCTTTGTGTGGAGCGAGATCAGCCGCCGCTACGTCAAGGACGACCCCGAACTGTACTGGCCCTCTAAGTGGCGTAAGTCCGCCCCGGACGTCAAGCAGGGCAGCAGCGACGAGGAGTTCACCGATCCCTTTGGTTCGGCCTCGCGCGCCCTTACAACGGCTCGTGCGCTGGTGTGGGACTACAAGCGGCTGGTGCTGGATGGCATGTGCCCCGAACAGGCGCGCATGATACTGCCACAAAATATGTACACGGAATGGCACTGGACGGGTTCCCTTCTGGGCTGGAGTCGTGTATGGAACCTTCGCGTCAAGCCTGATGCCCAGGCCGAGACGAGGGAGGTAGTCGAAATGATTGGTCCGACCATGGGGGCGTTATTCCCTTACAGTTGGAAATCATTAACAACTTGAGGCTAGTTATTCCGGCTATCCTCTGATATACTGAAGTCATCAACCCAATAGGAGCTAGTATGCGTAATTCGCCTGAAGTACGTACCCCGTCGGTGCGTGCATCCACCATTATTCGCCGCACGTATGCGCGTCCCCTCGACAATGGCAGCTTTGAAAGCTGGGAAGACATTGTGGGCCGCGTCGTTAGTCATCAGCGTTGGCTGTGGCAGCGTGCGCTTGGGGACGTGCCCCTGAACAAGAAGCAAGAGGACGAACTCGAAGAACTGCGTGAAGTGCTGCTGACCCGGCGTGGTTCGGTGTCGGGCCGTACCCTGTGGCTGGGTGGTACGGACGTAGCCAAGAAGCGTGAGGCGTCCATGTTCAATTGCGCCTTCACGAAGGTGGAGACCGTGCATGATGTCGTCGACTCCTTCTGGCTCCTGTTGCAGGGGTGTGGCGTCGGCTTCGAGCCGGTTGTCGGTACACTCAATGGCTTTACTGCGCCGATGGAAATCGAGGTGGTACGGTCCCAGCGTCATCTATTGGAACAGAAGAAAGGCCGCGAGACCAATGTCGAAACTTACGTTCAAGAGAACGGGAAGACCGTATGGACAATTGGTGTTGGTGATTCCGCAGAAGCGTGGGCAAAGTCGGTCGGTAAAATGCTGGCTGGCAAGCGGAAGGCTGATGTGCTACGACTTGACTTCTCGCAGATACGTCCAGCCGGGCAGCGTCTCAAGGGCTATGGGTGGGTTTCGTCGGGTGATGAGACTTTTGCGCCAGCAATGCAGCGTATCGCGGAAATCCTCAATAATCGCGCTGGTCTACTGCTCACACGAATCGACATCCTCGACGTCCTCAACCACCTCGGCACGACCCTCTCCTCACGTCGTTCGGCTGAGATTGCGCTCGTTCCTTTCGGCGATCCCGAATGGGTAGACTTCGCCAAAGCGAAGAAGGACTTCTGGGTCCACAACAACTTCCATCGTCAGCAATCTAACAACTCCGTCATGTTCAAGTCCCGCCCTACGCAGGACGACATCATTAAGTTGTTCGATATGATGCAGGACGCTGGCGGTTCGGAGCCGGGCTTCATCAACATGGTGGAAGGCAAGCGGCGGGGTCCGTGGATTTCGGGCGTCAATCCGTGCGCCGAGATTCTGCTTCCCAACAAAGGCTTCTGTAATCTTGTGGAAATCAACCTGAGCCGCTTCAACGGCAAGGAAGCTTTCAAGTTGTGGCGCACGGCGGAACTGCTGGCCCGCGCCAACTACCGCCAGACCTGCGTGAATTTGGTGGACGGTGTACTCCAGCGGGCATGGCACGAGAACAACGAGTTCTTGCGGCTGTGTGGCGTGGGCGTCACGGGCGTCGCCGAATGGGAACCGGGCAGTGATCCTGACGTGTGGCGCATGCTTCGCGACAAAGTCAAGCGGGCTGCTCATGGTATGGCCGACGAATTGGGCCTGCCGCGCCCCAAGGCCGTCACTACGGTCAAGCCGTCGGGCACCCTGAGCAAGATCATGGACACCACAGAGGGCGTTCACAAGCCGCTGGGCCGTTACATCTTCAACAATGTGCGCTTCAGCAAGCATGATCCCTTTGTGCAGGAGCTAATTGACGCCAACTACCGCGTCTTCGAGGACCCGTCCAGCCAGGATGCGGTGCTGGTTACCTTCCCGGTGGCCTATCCGAACGTCAAATTGGACGAAGTCGACGGTAAGTTCGTGAATTTGGAGCCTGCTACGGTCCAGTTGGCCCGCTACAAGCTGCTCATGGACAACTATGTGGACCATAACTGCTCGGTTACCATCAGCTACAGCCCCGAAGAAGCCCCGGAAATCGTGGATTGGCTCCACCAGAACTGGGATTCCTACGTCGGCGTGAGCTTCTTGTACCGGACAGACCCCACAAAGACCGCCAAAGACCTCGGCTACCTGTATTTGCCCCAACAGGTCGTCACAAAAGAAGATTATGACGCCTATATGGCTACCCTGCGCCCACTAAACGGGCAGGAAATGGGCGCTCAGGAGCTTGTAAGGGAAGCCGATGACTTCGAAATCGACACTGGCATGGAATGTGCTACAGGTGCCTGCCCAATCCGCTAACATAAGGAGTCCTTGTCGTGGAAAGTGCTATATTGTTGGGGGTCCCCATGATCGCCGTTGCGGTTGTTGCCTCCGTAATCTTACGGAAATTGAAAACTGGAGCCGATATACTGATGAAGAGAAAGAGGGTGTCCTCCGGCTACTACCTCTAAGAGCCTAGGTACTTGACTTGTGGAAGCCGTTAGTGTAATATGCTAGCGGCTTCTACTATTTGGGGTATACGCATGCAATTCACCGTAACATATGCAGATGGCGTCTGGGCCTTCCGGGTCAATTCGGTCGATGATGAACCCGAATTCCTAGAAGAGTTCGAGATCGACGACGAATCCGAGGCCAAGCTGGTAGTTGCCGAGCTTATTGAGGAAATCCAAGAGCTTACGGACGATGCCGACATAGACGATGCCTTTGGCATCCAGCGTCCCTGATATGTCGCCAGCCAAGCAGAACCCCGACCTAGAGAAGGCTATAGAAGACTTCAATGACATGGCCAACTTGGACCGGAAGGTCGCGTCCGTCATATCGCAGGTCATGGCTCGGTCTCCCAACGCGGTCCTTATTGCATGGGAAGAAGCCGGAACCGTCAAAGCCACCAGCATCCCGTTCTCGACATGCCTTGTCAAGGGAATGGTCGATACGCTTTTCGACATGGTGTTCTCAGGCGGCGACGATGATGACGACGATGCGCCTGAAGTGGACTAGCTTTTTGGCTTGGTGGAATAATTTCATGAGTTATGTTATACTTGTACGCTAAAAGCAGAGAGGCCAGTAACGAATGTCGTCCCCGCAGAAGATTTCGCAGCTAACGACAGCCGGTCCCCTAACGGGTGCGGAACTGGTACCTATTGTCCAGAACGGGGGCACTCTCCAGACTACCGTTTCGGTTCTTGCTGCTTTTGCGGTCGTCTCTATTAGCCCGGTCGTCTCGGCCCTCGGCACCCAAATTGCCCAAGTCTCTGCAATCGCCTCCGCTAACACCGTAGCGATTACTTCTGTGCAGGCCGATGTATCTGCCCTAGACGTCCGGGTCGCTTCTGTCAGCGCCGTTACTTCTGTCAACTCAGCAGCCATTACTTCCATCAATAATGTCGTATCTGCCCTTGATGTACGCGTAGCCACACTAGAGATTGCAGTCTCTAATATTGGTAACGTATCTGCTATCGCGGCCCTCGTCACTGCTGTTGCTAGCCTTGAAGGCACCGTCTCGGCGCTTACTATTCGAGTAGCTGGCGTATCGGCTTCAGTGTCGGCGCTCCAAGTCCAACTAAATGCGGTGTCGGCCCTTACATCCGTTAATGCTGCCGCTATCACCTCCATCAACAATACGGTATCAGCCCTAGAAATCCGCGTCAGTTCAGCGTCCACTACAGGCGTCAACAATACTGCCGCTATCACGTCGGTCAATGCGGTTGTCTCCTTGAAGGTGTTCCGCAATAACGATCACCTTACCAACGTCCAGTACATCGACTTCAATACTACTACAAGCTATGCACCTTCTGCTGGGCGCCTGACTTGGGACATCGAATCAGGTACCCTCGACCTCGGCCTGACGGGCACTGTGAATTTGCTGATAGGTCAGCGTACCGTCGCCCAAGTCTACAACAACAGTGGCGTCACGCTTCCCAAGGATAAGGCCGTAAAGGTAACTGGTGCCCAAGGCCAACGCCTTACAGGTGCCCTCGCCCAGGCTGACAGCGATGCAGACAGCATGACCATCTTCGGCATCATGCTGGAGACGGTTTCTGTCAACAAATCTGGCTACGTCGCAACCGATGGCCTCGTCCGAAACGTCAATACGCTCGGCTACTCTGATGGTGACATTGTATATTTGTCTCCGGTCTCGGCTGGCGAATTGACGCCCACCAAACCTGTAGCACCTCAGCATCTAGTCCAAATGGGCTACATCGTCAATGGCGGCTCCGGTGGTGCAGGCGAAATCTACGTCAAAGTGCAGAACGGCTACGAACTGGGTGAACTCCACAACGTCAAGACCTCTGCTGAAGCCTCCATCGCCAACGGCGAAGTCCTTGCCTGGAATACAAGCGCCAGCGTTTGGACCAACTCCACTGCCCTTCTCGACACCCAGGCTTCCGTGTCGGCCCTTAACATTCAGGTGGCCGCAGTTTCTGCTTCGGTTAGCGCCCTCCAAATCCAAATCAACGCAGTATCGGCCCGCACCTCTGTAAACGCTGTAGCCATTGCAGCCGTATCGGCTTCTGTAAGCGCCCTACAAGTCCAAGTCAATACGGTGTCGGCAGCGGTGTCGGCGGCTTTTGTGTCGATTGGTCAGCGGGTCCTGAAGGCTGGCGACACTATGTCCGGCGAACTGATCATGGCCGATAACCTCGTGACGCGCCCCAAGTTCAAGGACTATGCTATCACGGCGGTCATCAGGGGCAACGTATCAGCGACTGCTACCCTAGACATGCTGGACGGCAATTACTTCATGGTGACTGCGGCGGGTAGCACTACCTTCGTGTTTGCCAATCCTCCCGTATCGGCGGCTAATGGTGGTGCAGCAGGCGGCTTCATCTTGGAACTCGCCAACGGTGGCGCGGCAACTGTGACATGGCCCTCCGCAACCAAGTGGCCCAGCGGCACAGCACCCACCCTCACATCTTCTGGCACAGACGTATTTGTCTTTATTACGGACGACGGGGGCACCATTTGGCGAGGTGTGCAGTCCATGAAAGACAGCAAGTAAGGAACTGACATGGCAACCTACAAAATCAGCGGCCTTACCTCCGCAACAGCCGTATCGGCTACTGACCGCTTCGAAACCTCTAAGGTCTCGGCATCTGGCTTTGGCTCCCGTCAGGCGACTGCTTCTCAGGTCCGCACTTACATCCTCGACTCCATTTCGGGCTACACCCTCGCTAAGACTTCCCTCGCCAACGTATCTGCTACCACGACCCTCGACCTCGCCAACTCTAATTTCTTCTCAGCCCAAGTCAGCGGCAGCGTCTCGTGGGTCTTTGCCAATCCTCCTACCAGCACCGTAGCAGCAGGCTTCATCTTAGAACTCACGAATGGGGGCGGCTATACCAATACATGGCCTACTGCTGTCAAGTGGCCTAACGGTACTGTCCCGACTATTACAACCAGCGGCACCGATGTCTTCACGTTCATCACCGATGATGGCGGCGTTATTTGGCGCGGTGTCCAATCCATGCAGGACTCCAAATAATGTTGCTCGCTGAATCCCTCCTTGGTTCCTCTTCCACCGCCCCCGTCTACATCGAAGATGTGTTCTCGACGTATCTTTATACGGGTAACTCGACTTCCGGCGGAACCCAGACCATCACCAACAATGTTGATCTTTCCACAAAAGGGGGGATGGTTTGGATTAAAGGGCGTAGTGCAGCCGCCAATAATATGTTAACCGATACTGTTAGAGGGGCTGGAACCGCTCCCCAAAGCAACAATGCGCTGTCTAGTGATCTTCAAGACGGTGAAAGTTTGCAGACCTCTGGCTTAGATTATGATTATTTGTCGGCCTTTAGCACTACTGGTTTTACAGTTAAGCAAGGTGGAACAACAACAGCAACACAAGGCACAAACTATAACGCCGTTACTTACGCGTCTTGGACATTCCGTAAGCAACCAAAGTTTTTTGATATTGTCACTTATACGGGTACTGGATCAGCAAGAACGATTTCGCATTCTTTGGGGTCTGTACCCGGTGCTATTTTTGTTAAAGCTCGTAACGAAGCAGGAAATTGGACTGTTTACCACCGAAGTGTTGGTAATGCGTCTGCATTATTTTTGAATACTACGGATGCGTCGGCGGCTTCGACTGCGTTTAACAGCACTACTCCGACATCCAGTGTTTTTAGTATTGGGGCAAACAATACTGTCAACCGTAATGGAACAACCTACGTCGCCTATCTCTTTGCCCATGATGCAGGCGGCTTTGGCGCTACCGGCTCGGACAATGTGATTAGCTGTGGGTCGTTTACGGCTGATGGCTCAGGTAACGCGACTGTAACGCTGGGGTGGGAGCCGCAATGGTTTTTAGTGAAAGAAACAGGCGATGTTGGAAATTGGATTTTAATTGATAATATGCGAGGATGGGTAAATGAACCATCTTCTGCGGCTGGGCGCGATAGAGTACTTTATGCAAATACTAACGTCGCAGAAATCACTACGGCAGATTATGGGGCGCCGACAGCTACAGGCGTATCTATAATAAATTTAGGGGGTGGAGATTCATACATCTACATCGCCATCCGCCGTGGCCCGATGAAGACGCCGACGCTGGGGACTAGTGTTCTTAGGTTTGACTCTATTGTCGGCGGTAGTCTTTGGACTGAAATTTCAACCAACGGAAGGTTGGGCAACTCCGTTAATGGGTTGGACGCGGTTTTCACAAAATCTCGTGCTGCTGCGGACAATTGGACTTTGACGCCAAGGCTTACAGGGTTCAGCCCCACCTTTGCTGTGGCTGCTTCTTTATCAACCAATCTTACTGATGCAGAGTCCGTAAAGACGGGCGGGGTTCGTGGGGGTGCCGCCGCTTCTTCTACTAACCTTCAGGCTGCTGCGATAGCAACAGGAAGTGCTATTTCCTATTCGCTTGGCCGCGCCCCCGGCTTCTTTGATGTGGTGTGCTATACGGGGACGGGTGTATCTGGTGTTACTGTTAATCATAACCTTGGCACCTCGCCACAATTAGTAATTACTAAAGTAAGAAATTTTACAGGCGAAGATTGGGTTGTTCATTACAATAGCGGGTCATCTATTGTTGGGGGCTATCTTAATAACACCACTGCCTTTGCTAACTCTTCAACTGCTCCATCAACTGATATAAGAAATTTAACAAGCACAACCTACACGTTAAATACAAGTAACAGGCGGGTAAACGGCGTTTATAATTACGTTGCCTATCTCTTCGCCACAGTCGCAGGCGTATCCAAGGTCTTCAGTTATACAGGCAACGGTTCAAGCCAAACAATCAATTGTGGCTTCACGGGCGGAGCGCGCTTTGTCCTTATTAAAAGAACAGACTCCACAGGGAACTGGACCGTTTTCGATAGCGCCCGAGGCATAGTTGCAGGTAATGATCCGGCGCTTTATTTGAATAGTACTGCGGCAGAAGTCACAACGATTGATGCTGTGGATACCGATTCCAGCGGCTTTATTGTAAACCAAGATGCCACTCTCAATTTGAACGTAAACAGTGCTTCCTATATCGGATTGGCAATTGCGTAATGGAATTCATCTACGTTATCGAAAATAAAATTTCTGGAAAATTCTATATAGGCAGGACGAACAATCCTAGCATGCGAAGGCGCGGGCATTTTTCTGAGTTGCGTAGAGGTATACACGGAAATCCTAGGCTTCAAGCTTCATTCAATAAGCATGGTGAAGAAGCATTTGAGTTTCGTGTTGTTGATTCTGCCGAGTCCATTTACATTGAAGCAAAGGAAGCCGAGTGGTTTGCTGCCTTTGAAACAGATAAGGCGTATCTCTATAATTGTCACTTTGAGACACTTGGTGGTCCAAAAATTTACAAGCCTCATAGTCCTGAAAGCGCGGCCAAAATTTCAGAGGCTATCAAAAACGGCACAAGAAAATACATTTTTACTATTCTTGATGAGCGGTATGGCGGCTTACCCCTTCGAACTCTATCTAAAAAATACGGTGTTGGCACCAACACGTTGATTAGGTACACTCCAGAATGGGAGCGGTTGCGCGGCCTAAAAATGCCTAAAAGCGCCCAACAGGAATCTACTCGTCAGCGAGTGGCTGAATTTGTAAAAGCATTCAAAACTGTTGGTGAAAATGCCTTGCGTGAAATAAAAGCATTTAAACTGACACGCAAAACCCTTGCCAAATACCTACCTGAGTTTGGATTGTCCATGGACGACTTGCGTCTTGATAGCTGGAAACACGAAGCCAAACAGAATGCGCTGGCAGCAATACAGATGGTTAAGGATACCGGCTGTACTGCACAACAGGCTATTAAAATTTGTGGAGCAACAACCACAACCTTCTACAAATATTCATAAGGAGCAACCATGGAAATTCGCATTCAAGCTACGGGAGCAGTCGTTCAGGAACAAGAGTTCCGGGCTATGTTCCCCAACACCAGCCTTCCCGTCCCCCTGACCGAATCCGCTATCAACGGTCTCGGCGGCGACATCGTCTTCGAAGGTCCCTACCCCGTAGCTACCCGCTATCAGACCGTCGTGCGGCAAGGCGTCATCCAGATCGGTGACAAGTGGCATACCAATTACGTTGCCATCGACCTGCCTCCTGAAGCCTGCGCTGCCCTCGATGCCCAGCAAGCTGCTGCTGTCCGCGCTGATCGTAACGCCCGTCTTGCTGCCTGCGATTGGACCCAGCTTTCAGACGCACCTGTAGATGATCTTGCGTGGGCAGTCTACCGTCAAGCCCTGCGCGACATCACCTCTCAGCCCGGCTTTCCGTGGGAAATCACTTGGCCCAATGAGCCGCAGTGAGCTTTGGTGAGAATGTTGACAGGCTTCTCACCCGCGAGTATATTGCGCTCCTAACCTAGGAGCCACATCATGTCCGACAAAACTAACCGCATCCAACTCCTTAACG